CGCTTGGACGTCATAGTTTTGATCTAAATCGTAGATAACCTCGCCATTGGCAAAAGTTTTAGTAACATTATCAGTACCAGAATCTTTATAACGAACAAAAATAGTAGCAGGATCAGAACCTTCACCGACTACATAATGGATAACTTCAGCTTGAATACCAGAAGCAGAGGTGATTGTTTTACCAACCAAGTTAGGCATAACAGTAGCAGCGAGGACACTGTTATAAGATGTTTCAAGTTTTACGTATCCTACTTTAGTATCAATTGAAATCTGTCCTGGAATAACCATCGAACCTTCTTTGAAGACGTGGTCACCAAAACGTTGAACCTGGTTCTGCAGGATAGTCTGCATCTGTGTAAGTTCACGTGCCTGAACAGCATATCCTGGACGGTAGAGAATACGGTAGTACTTTTTATTCTCATCAAAGTCGTCGTAATATGGTTCAGTATTAAAGTTAATTGCCATTTAGATCTATCCTAATACGTTAATTCTTTTGTTTATTTAGGTCAGAAAGTTAATACTGTTCTGAGCGTAACCGTTTCATCTTCAGATGGAGTAAATCCTTCTTTATTGTCGATAAACATCAACTGTCCTGAGTATTTATCAACAGTAGGCAAAGTTACTGAAGTCGAAGTAAATGTTGGTGGAGTGCCAGATTCTATTACTTTCGAGAAAATATCATTGATTTGAGGTTCATCATTATCCAAAGACTGAATCAAAGCATAACTCGTGTCAATGGAAACAACTCTATATCTTCTTAAATAGTCATCACCATCAATAGTTCTAGTTATTGTTAGATCGTCGTCGGGAGCAAAGTTGTTTGTATCAATAATACTCTCAATCAAATAACAACCAGAACCAATAGTTCCTGTATATCTTACATTATCGCCATATTGTTTTGGATTTTTAATAATGCCGATTTGACGATAGTCGTTATTTACTGATACGCCTTGGTTCAAGTCGGTAGAAACATTCGAGTAGAACATAAGAGTTCTTGCAAATAGTTCTTCTGGAGAATTTTTACCGTGACCACCTTCTGGACCAATAATCGCTCTAAGATTGGCAGCCTTACCATTACCAGTAACAACAACATTAGCAAATGTATAATTCTCACCAGGATTAGTCATAGTAATTTTTGTAAGTTTACCACTCGCGCCATCGACAGTAGCTACCGCAGTGGCACCAGTACCATCACCTTGAATTTCAATATTAGCAACACCGTAACTATAACCGCCAGAAATAATTTTGATAGCGTTAATTTGACCTGCAGTTACAAGAATTTCGTTATTCGCTTGCAGCGAGTTAATATTACCGACAGACAAATCTGGAGAAAGTTCAGCATCAACACCATCACCAGAAACAGTAAGATTTGCTGTAGAGTAACCAATACCACCATCGATTGTAATTACACTAATAATCTGACCATTCTCCAGAATAGGCAGAAGTCTTGCCTCAGATTTTGTAGTCAAGAAAGATGCTTGTGCGTTTGATCCACCAGCTTCAGTGATAGTGATAATTGGAGCAGCAGAATAACCAGCACCAAATCTACGAATAACTGTTCCCGATGCTTTTTCTCCAGCATATGTCAATTCAGCAGTACCATTAGTGACTGCGCCAGTAGTATGATTTGGAGCAGTAGTTCCAGTAGTACCAGCAGAAGTTACCGTGTAAAGATTACCACCATAAAAAATTTGTTCATTTAGAATATAAGCAGTACTCGCTTGCCACTGCTCGCCAAATACTACAGATGGGCTAGATGTGTAATCAAAGTTTCCTGCATTTGTTACAGTAACATAAAGAACGTTACCATCATTACCCATTTTTGCTACGCCAGTAGCACCAGTACCACCACCGCCGGTGAATGTTACATTAGGGGTAGAGGTATAACCAGATCCAGCATTAACCATGGTAACTTCACGAACTGCTCCATCTAGGGTTACAGATTCAACTTCACCATCAGAGTTTACATTCGCAGTTCCTGATACACGAGTACCAATATACTTCAACGAACAAGTCCCGTTAAGAACCTCACCGAAACGGTGGGTTGGTGATGTATTAGAAAGAGTTCCTGGAGCAGTACACTCGTAAAAATCTCCATCAGTATTGAAGATTTTCTGACCTCTAAACATTGAAGAGTTGGCTAAAAATTGTGATGTATCATCAACCGGATCACCAAATACAATTACAGGAGAAGAGTACCCAGAGCCACCGTTAGAAACTGCGACGTTGGTTAAGTATGTGGGATCTGCTTCAAGGTATCCATCACCAACAACCGAAATGTTAGCAAAGGTATAATTTCTACCTTGGTTACTAATAAAAATAGTATCTAGAGTACCACCAGAGTAAAACTGGTTAGTTAGTGCAGAAACAACTGGCATTTGGGTGTCAGTCAAGAACTTATTACGCAAGTTAATTGGAACGTTGAACATATATTTCCAAACGTATCCATCAGCAGTAGTAATTGGTTCTACCTGAGAGCTAATTGGAACCTCAGTAGAACTTACACCGTTGTTATTATCAAGACATTTATACACGTTAAAATCATCAGTAACTACGTAGTAGTTTGCATCTTCAAGTTTTTGAGTACCTGATGGGGCAACATTTACAACTGCTTCTACAACTGCTCCAGTACCACCACCGCCAGTAACGGTAACAGATGGTGCAGAAGTGTATCCATATCCTTTATTAAGAAGATCGATGCCAGTAATCTGTCCGTCAAATACAATTGGGCTAAAAGATGCTCCAGTACCACCACCGCCAGTTAGCGTAATAGTTGGCAACGAAGTATAACCAGTACCACCATCAATAACATCTAGACCGATAACTTCTGTCCCGTATTGGTCATCATACATGTCATAAACAGTTCCTGATACCCAGTTGATTCTATCAACGACAAATGAAACATCAGAAGCACGAACTAGCTTCAGTGTAATAATGTCAGCACGGGCTTCACGTTCATAGTTGTAAGTGTCTCTTGGAACTTCAGGATTGGTCTCATCGCTCCATGTCAAAGTTTTTCCAAGATAGTAATAGTAGTTTGCACTACGTGTTACAATATCACGGTATACACCCTCTGCGAGAGAGCGGTGTAGCATCGTTTTGATTAGAGATGATGATACCATTTAGCGTTCCAACTTTTTATTTAAGATACTGTTACAACCCAAGTTACAGCGATAGTGTCACCGGATGCTTTGTTTACTACTGGGAAAGTAGTACGACACAGCAAAGTACCACCAGAAGAAGCATTGAAGATGCCTGCTTCAGTGATTGCACCATCACCAGTGCCTGCTGGGAAAGTAGCAGTGTAAGTAATAGCGTTTGAAGATACAGAAGAACCACTAAGTGATACACGACCAGTTTGTGAACCAAGAGCAGTGTTTGCTGCAGCTGGAGTAGTCGAGCCAGTACCGATAGCCATGTGTGTCATCGAAACTGGAGAGTTAGTAGTTGCGACCATCTTAGACGCAATGTAGTTTTTACCAGTCGTAACGACTAGGTTTTTTACTTGGCGTTCGCCTTTCAGATTACCTGCAGCATCGAAGTGCTGAATGCGAACCTGACCAGTAGGCATCGCCGTATCATTAATTTCTTTTTTCATTAATTCTTCTCCGTATAAAATTTAGTTTGTAGTCGTTTCAGCAAGACTATCGTCGTATTCTTCAGTGACTACCCCGTAGAGCTGAGAACTGTAGGGATTGACAAAAATACTTGCTTGGTTTGACCAAGTTCCTACTGTAGTGTCTTCAATATATTTAGTTGTATCTAAATCTAGTTCTTCTGAAACTGTTGGTGTATCTGTTAGAGACTTATCTATATCACGAGTAACTGCGACATCACTCATGTTAATAGGTTCAGCTAGCACTTTGGTAGTTGTGTGTACCCAGTCATCATCTTCTGGAGTAGTGAGTGTACTACTCAATGCCTTAGTAGTTGTGTGTACCCAGTCATCATCTTCTGGAGTAGTAATACTATCTGCAATAGCTTTACTAATATCTTTCGCGAATTGAGACTCAGGGTCTGTTATTGATACGGTATCACCAAGTACTTTAGCTACACCCAAATTAATATTGTCAGTGATATCACGGTAATCGTCTTCAAGACCAATACCCAAAGATTTAACAAGAGACTCTAGAGACAATGATAAGTCAAAGTTGTTGGAAATATCAAATTCACCAAAGAGTTTCATACCTGCAGGATGTGTCATAGATCTAACTGCAGATTTATATGATTGCAGTTGTTCATCGATTCTCAATACATAAGAGAATTTTTGGTAATAGAAACTGTCTTGAATGAATATAGAATCAGAAACGAAACCTGCGTTAGTCTCAAAGTATCCTGGATATGTGTTTAGAGCACCCAATGTAACTTCAACGATTGCAGGTTCATCAGAATCTGCCTGCGCGTTGGCAGAGCTAAGCGCAAATTCTCTAAGAATTGTACCAGCAAAGGTAGAGTCTACATATTCATATTCAAAAACGTCAGAAGCATTTATATAACCTTGTTCTTCAAACCCTTGTGTAGAATCTGCTAGAGTGTTGATACTAAATTGAGAATCTTGCTCTTGTCCGTTTCCATCAATATAAGTGTCTACAGTACCTATACCATTTTTATTATGAAACTCATACGCAACACCAGTTCCATTTATTGTAGGAAAATCTTGTAATGTTAATGATGAATTTGATTCGATACTAGCGATAACACCAATCAGTTGTTCATCGTTATCAGAATCTCTGGCAACATAAAGAATATCACCAACTTGTGGGTTAGATGGGTCACCAAATACAGTGCCACTAACACCAGTTACAGTTTTAGAAGCAGTACTAAACGTTATTGATCCTGGACCACCAGAGTATTCAGTATCAACTGTAACACGTATAGAAGTAGCAGAAACCTGTGATTGTTTTGCAGTTACTGAGTTTGTAGCAAGGATAGAAAGAGCAAAGTCCGCAACATAACCAATACCAAATTTAATAATTTCTGATCTTTGAATACCACCACTGCTATTGGTTTCCGTGACCTTTAATAGAGCACCAGTACCATTACCCTGTTTTAATTCAAATACTTGACCAACTCGGAAGTTTTTACCTTTTTGGGTAATATTAATATTACTTGTTGCTGGGAGAATAGTTGCTTGAAATTCATCTAAGTAACGAATTTTATCTCCAGAAGAAATTTCACCAAAGAAACGTTTATCAAGGTACATCTCATAAACGTCGTCACCAATTTGCTTAACTCGGTCAACTTCACCAATAAGTTCTTCTTTACGGTCGATCAATACAGAAAGAACACGATCTCCTGATGAGATTTCAACAAGTTTACCAATAACTTCTTCTGGATCACCGTAATCAACGTTAACAAACACTGAAATTTCTTGATTCCATCTACCATCAGATGGAATTAACATTTGCTCTCCAGGATAGGTAAGTTCTACATTCTTACCAAAAATCAATCTGAATAGTAGTTTGAAAGAACCTTCAGAACCTTTAGCAAGGTAATGATCTTTCATATGTTGAAGTAGTAGACGTTCGTCTTGTACAACAATCGGGAGATTTACTGCTAATTCATTTTTAAAATATACAATAAAGTCTTCTAGTGTTGCATCAATGTCTTTGAGGTTAGAGACATCAACACCTTGAGTAACCATATACTCATAGTACGCTTCTACAAACGCAACGAATGTTGGGTAATCTTCTCGAACGAATTCGGGAAGTTGCCGGTCAACGACTAATGGTAAATGTTTATTTTCTGACATTTTACGATCTTACCGAATTGAAATCGTATCCGTAACCACCTTCAAGGTCGCCATTTGAAGTATTGTCTTCGATTGCCTCGACTGTTAATAGATCTCTAGAAACTTGAACGATTTGATTCAGCGCAGGAACTACGTCGTAAGATTCTGGTTTAACTTGGAATTCAAAAATTGGACCATCAAGTTTAGTGATTGTCAAGTTACGAACAATAACGTTACCATTCTCATAATCAATAGTACCAATATTTGGATTTACAATAACTTTAGTTTGATCAGAACCAATATAATAAAGTCTAATATTACCAACAGCATCATCATCCAAGAAATGTATTCTAGTTCTATTTGGGATATAAAAACCAGTTGATGCAAATACATCACCCTGTTTACCACCATCTTGAGAGATAGGGTTAATCAAAGTAAGTTTATATTCAGAGCTAATATTGTAGGCTGGAATGAATTGACGTCTCACCATGATACGAGTAATATTGTTTGTAATCGCAGGATGTGCGTCATCAACCAATCGAACTAGCTGAGAATAACGAAGCATTGTATCAAACTTTTGAAGAACATTATCATCATAGTCAAGGATTTCTTGCTTAACAATATTCTCCATTTCAGTTGGGCTGTTATCAGTTAAACGAGGATTATAGTAAACGAAAGAGGTAATTTTGATATTGAAGTATTCTGGATCAACAATCTCAGGAGTAACCGAAATGATATTACGCTGCTTTAGAATGTTATTCTTTACAAATTCTTTTTGAACATTTGTTAGTTTATTGGCATCGGTTGGTTTGATACAAATAAAGGTTTTACCATATACTGGAGGATTGTTGTCTTCACCACCCCATACAGTAACAGACTTAGCAATTGGATAGTTCGAGTAAATTAAAGTTTTATAATCGTCTGGGGTTACTGCTCGGTTTTGAGCAGCATATAAACGTGGTGCATTATACTTGATCGAATCAATATCTTCAGAAGCAGAACCATTGGCTGCTCGAGATGTAGAAGTAACTGACATTGTACCACTTAAAACAGTAGCGCCGTCATATGTAAAAGTTCTTGCGCCATTTGAAGCGTCAAGAGAAGAAACAAAATATGTTAAAGTAATATGATTACCATTGTCTAGTTGTTTACCGAGAGTGCCATCACCAAACGTAATCTCGTAAAGACCGGCTTCAATTTCTTTAACAAAGTAAATTTTAGAATCAGAAAGAGCGTCAACGATATTGGTGTTTCTAGTATAAACATCAACCAAATTAGAAGTTGAATTTGGTTTAACCTGAACTTTTAAAGTGGACAAATCAGCATTTTCGTTTTGGATAAGGAACTTCTGTCCTTTACCAGCAGTATAAGTGTGGGTGATTTTAACACCCTCAAGCAGCTCAACATTAGTGAATACAAAATTTCCGTTGGACGAACGAGATACAGTTTGAGAGGATAGATTGAAGAACGTATAAGTCTCGCCATCAACTTGAGTGGTAAATGCTTGCTCTCTTGGAATAGTAGCAGTAGCTGCACTAGGATCTACACCAGTCAAAGTACAGGTAACAGTAGCAGTCGCACAAGTCGCTGACCGTGGAGTATAACCAAGCGCCTTTGCCAGAGAGACAACATTAGCGCGCTTACTCGCAGAGTCAAGGAATGATTCGTTTACTGCTAGGTTTGTATAAAGATTGTTGTAGTGAGTATTGTACGCCAACACATCAATCAACGTCGCCATTGCAGAACCTTCAAAGTCATAGTCTGAAAACTCTTCTTGACCTTGTAGGTGTGCTTTAATATTAGCCTTAATGGTATCGAAGTCCAAATCTCCGACCACAATTCGTTTGTTATTGGTTGCTATTGCCATCTTATCTTGTTCTCTCTAATACTAGATCCAACTTAATCGGAGCTGTTGTGTTTTTAATCTTAAATACAAGAGTTACAGCCACTGCGTTATTATCAAGATTATCAAATAACGAAATATCTATAATAGTTACTCTTGGTTCAAAGTTAGTAATCACATCGGTAATTGCTTGTTTCATAGTAACGAGTGTCATTGGAGATGCTGGTTCAAATAATAGCTGTCTGATAGGAGAACCAATCTCACTATGAAATGGTCGTTCAAAGTGCCCAGTCAATAGCAAGTTTTTGATCGATGCTTTGACAGCGTTTTCGTCATACTTGCGTGCGACATCACCAGTCACTGGGTGTGCCGTAAAATTGAAATCCAAATCAGAAAATACTCTTGAATTTCTTGTTGTTCCGTTTACATCTGCCATATTCTTATTTAGGATCCTTAACCAAAGAATGTCTTGGAAGCACCTTGCCCCATTGCGTCCCCACAAGAGATTGGATCGCCAATTCTTGCGGCTGGTTTACCTTCAATGGTAGTTTTACCACTTCCAGAACTAATTTTTCTGCCACTATGAACAGTACTATCACAAGAATGTGGCGGGTGAGTTGAGTCTTTCATCGCAGCAGCTGAACCTTCGACTGTAGTTTTACTAGCAACCGCACCATTAACAGCAGTTGGTGGGAAACACCCATGTCCTGTGCTCATATCACCAAGTCTACATTGCGCTGGCATTTCACCCTCTCTTCGGTGGGATACTTGTTAATCTATAGAAACCTGTAGGCATACCGTTTGAATCGAGACGGTAAGTGCTGTCATTAACCATAGTGAAACCCATACCTCGTTGACTTTCACCATTGTATGAACAGTGAACCCAGCAAGATGTTGTATGACGATACTCAAGAATTAACTGATCGTAAGGAACAGTTCTATCAAGTTGTAGAGTTAAATCGTAAGCAGTTTCAATCTTCTCATCCAAACTTCCAGCAATGATACCAATATCAACTGCCTGCCCTTTGTTGTGCTGAGATCTAGAAATTCCTTGACGATAACCAGAGTTGATTCTCCACTGACGACGGTAGCCATCAATACCGCCTGGAAGTACAGCAAGTGCTGGTTCAAGAATGTTCTGTGCCAACTGTGCCATATTACAAACGATCTGTTGGACAGTCAATCCGTTTTGATCGACTAGTGAATGTTTACCACCAACACCACCATCAATAAGCATACCTAAGGTGAAGTGCTCAGAGAGTCTAAAGTTATTATCAAATCGGTCAGTACCAAATACTACGTCACAGTTAACTGGAATTGGTTGGTTACCGCCACCTCTTGGACGGTCAACGCTACGGTCAACAGTAGCAGCTGGAGGATTAGGAACACCGTTGTTACGTGATAACTGGTCAGACTGGTAACGACCTTCAACTGTATCCCACTCTTCAGGAGTTTCATGAGTTGACAAGAACTCAAAATTTCTTTCAGGAGATATAAGTGGGTCGAATGAGCGATTGATTGGTTGTCCTGCTTCTGGAACAGTAAATGTCCAGTCAGCATTACCATCAGAATCTGTTCTAGACTCTGTGTCCAACCCACTACCGATAGTATCAGCAATACCTGCAGCAGCAGCACCTTCGCCAAAGTGACCTTCTGTATAATCCACGTTCATAGTTGCACCAGCAAGCATATCAAAAGAACCAGCTGATTCAATATTTACTTGTGATGTGTCATGAAGCTGCATACCAGAAGTTGAAGCGAGATACATAAAGTCACCAGACTGCTGATGCATACCAGAATCTGCTTGACTTTTCATCTCACCTGCGGTATAATTAAAGATATTGGCTGCTGTTAGCGAGTAGTCGCCAGCAACGTTCACTTTCATGTTTCCGCCAGCAGTCATGTTAATATCACGATGAACATCCATATTAACATTGTTGCCAACTTCAATATTTGCATTTTGAGAAACGTTGATGTTAGCGTCTGATTGAACCATTATGTTAACTGAACCTTCAGCAGTTATGTTACACTCACCAGAAACGTGGATATTACCATTACGTTCCATTAGAATATAATTGTCACCAACGATGTAATTTACTTGAGTACCGTTGGCGTCAATTTCACGGTAAGTGCCTGAGCGATGGTATTCGTGAATACGCTCATTGCCTGCAGTGTCATCGACCTCAAATATATGACCAGATTCAGATTCACTTACATGATTGTATGGATACTTTGAACCGAATGGAACTTCAGGTTGAGACCAAGTTCCACCGAATGGTTTTTTAAGACCAGTGATTCGTGTCGAGTCTTTAAGTTCAACAATTGTACCTTCAATAATACCACGTGCAAGACGATTGGTATCTGGCTCGTTTATAAACTTACGAACAGGATACTTAGCGTTTGGATCTCTAAATCCTAAACTTCCAGCACCAGTAGCATATGACTCTTGAGAAGGTTGTGGTGTACCATCAAATGAACCTTGGGGCGCAGGAATAACTGGTGGTTCAGCGTCACGGTAAACTTCGTTTTGTGCTACACCATAGAAGTAGTTGTATAGCTCTTGTTTCCTAGCGAAACCAGTAGAAGCACCACCCACTGCACGTTTGGCAGCCATGAAGTAGTCTGGATGCGCAGAGGGGCTAATGCTATCAGGAACACGATCTTTCAAGTAAAGTGCAGCAATAATAGCAGAAGCATTAATGTCGCTATCGAGTAGATCTGGATTGTTTAGAATATCAACATTCAACCCTGCTTCTCTTGCCATGTTCGCATAACGCGCATAGTTATACTTACCAGTTAGCTGAATAAACCCACGACCAAAGTAATTACCACCATCAGCATCGGTTTCATTACCTAAGAAACCAGCACCACGAGTAGTCGGACCATACGCCCAAGAAAAGAAGTCAAACTTTGATATACCCTTACTTAGTGCACGAGCATAAGTCTCAACATCAGTATCAGTAGCAAATGAATAAGTTCTTTGGAGTGATTCTGGGCTATAATTGTAGTATTCTTCTTTTGGAACCCATTGTGATTCAACACCAACGATACCAAGCAACGCACATTTTTGTTCTTTGGTAGTAAGACCTACCTGATCACATGCAGCAAGAAGTGCACGAATACCTTCTGATGCTGATGCACGGTTTTGGGTAGCACCTTCTGGTGGAACCTGAGGAATCTCTTTGTTTGTTGAAGAAGGTCTTGGAGTTGCAGCTACAGAGTCTTGACCAGAAATGCTTTGAATATACTCATTAGACTCTTCAAGAGCAGCCAAGTTTGTAGGTGGTGGTCCAAATGTAAGAATGTTTCGCCCATAACCACTAACTTCTTTGCTGATTGTAATAGAGTTATTACTCGCAATAGTAACAATACGGGTATCATCTGGAATGTTGAAACCAAAAACTCGCATATCAGGTGCAAGTTGAGAAGTCATATCAGTTCGTTCAGTATCGTAGTCTTGAAGTATTAGCGTAGTACCTGTTTGACCACCTTCAATATCTGCAGTTTCAATTTGAACTTCAGAAAGAGCCACTGCAGATGCGGCATCAAGTTGACCAGTTTGATCTGCATCAATACCAACTGGAGTTGTGGCAATACCACCCAACGAACCAAACATAATTGGCTGTTGAAGACGTTCACCATCAGCGAACATAATAAGTACGGTAGTCCCCTCAACTGGACCAAGTGGTGCATGACCAATACCATTCATAGCAGCCGATGTGATTGGTGATACTGGAGTTGACCATGGAAGATCTTCAGTAGGAAGCAAACTCTTATCGTGTGTATGAAGCCCAGCAATACGAACTTGACAACGACCCAATGATAGTGGATCGTTTCTATTCTCTACAACACCGTAATAAAAAGCACCTGTTGATCTCATTATAATTCACCTACTGAGTTTGGATTCGCAGCTAACGAATCTTTAATTAGTTCCATATGACACTCATGTCCTTGTCTAGTCACCGAATGGTTCAATGCTGAAATAAGGTAGTAACCAGAAAATAGTCTATCAATAGTATCTGCAGTGTCTTCAGTTTCCCTAATCGGTTTCATTTTAGTTAAGTCAAGAAAAACCTTTTGACCAACTGCATAATCTGTTCTACCCAAGACTGAAATCTCAACTCTATGTGCTTGAGCCATTTCAATCGTTGAAATGCGTTCTTGGATATAAGTAAAGTTTGTATTATCAAGTGTTCCAGCAAAGTTGCTTTCCATTCTGTTGCGGTGAAGTAACGCAGCATTTGGTCGTGCGATCAAGTTTCTAGAATTGATTGGATTTGGATTCAAATGCTGCTGACGTTCAAACTTATCGTAAAAATTAAAGTTCTTAGCTGTATAGGTCTTACGAGTAATATCAAAAGTCATTGCTCTTGACTGGTAAACACCCTTTTTAAGTTTTTCAAGCGTATCTCCGAAAGAATCCGGCATTGAAATGTCTAAAACACGCTTATAATCTTCTTGTGGGTTAGCAGCAGTACGACCATTACCAAGATCATCACGAGTATACTTGTCATTGACGAAATCTTGGACTGAACGGTTTGTATAAAGTGAATCTAAGGATACAAAGTTAAACCCATACTTGTTTTCAAAGAAAAGGTAGTTAGGAACACCCCGTTCGTTCTTTGCCTTGGAACAACACCACTGGAGATTCTTTAAAGGAGACCAAAAACTTGAAATAAAGGTATCTGACGTATTTGTTGGTTCAACGTTGACAGGTTTTTCAGTTTCAAGACCGTAATTCTTGTTTTTGAGAAGTTGTTCAGCAGTATCAGATATTCTACCTCTAAAAGTTTTGCTGATTTTCTTATTAATATCAACGACTGCTTCAACAGAAGTAAAATGTAGAGTATAAACTACTGCACGATCGCCTTGTTGCTCTCGTTCGGTCATTTTATGAATATAAAACGTACCTTTGATTGGTGAATCTAACGTTGGAGTGTCAAACTCGATCTCGACATACTCTTCACCCATAAACTTCAATACGTTTGGTAGCGCAAGTGCGTCTTTAACAAAAATCTGACCAGTTACAAAAGGTGAGAACATATCCTCATAGTATTCGATACCCATAACCTGAACGGTAATATCTTGAGTCATACCTCTGGAGGTAGTAATCTTAACTTTGTTAATATTAACGTCACCAGCAAATCTTAACTGGTTTGAAGTGCCAGATGATGCCATTAAATAAGATCTCTATAATTTTTAAGGATTGTAGCAACCGCTTCTTTTGAAATCAGTTTTATTCTACGTTTTGCTTCATTTTCTTCACGGAACATTGTTTCGCAAGATACCGCAATAGCCCCTGGAAAGTCTGAATCAACTTTGTACCAGTGTCCATGTCCTTGGTGTCCTGCAGCGGAATCTGAAATCCAGTGAGCAGGGTATTTTTGACGACCTTGTGTACTAACTGTAACCGTACCACCAGCAGTTCCAGTTGGAGCGTTTGGTGCAGTGAACGAAAATGTGTCATCAGTCACAGCAGTAACAGTATACCAAACATCATTAGGAGCATTTGTAGTAGCAGTAGCACCTCTAAACTTAACTTGAGTTGTGTAATCTGTTCTTAGACCATGATTAACAAAAGTAGCAGTAACGGTAGTTCCAGAATACGTCCAAGAAGTGATGGTAAAGTCTGGGTTGAATTCTGCTACAACTGCGCGAGCCAATGAGGTTTCTTCCATAGGGAAATCGTAAACATAATTAAACCGTTCATTAGCCAACATAATAATCCAATGGTAGTTTGGATTACCGTAAACCTTCTCAGCGATAATTTCTGGGGTTTCACCATCTTGGATATCATATTCATCAAAGACGGCAACGTTAGCCAGAATCTCTTTACGGAATCGAACGTTTCTAGTAATGTCACGAACTAAGCGTAATTCAGTATTACCCTTATCGTCTTTGAAGTCGTAATAGAACTTCGGAAATTCTTTGAAATACATTATAGACCGTCCCTAATTTTTTCTTTGGTAAGGAGAGAAAGTTCCTTAAATGTCATCGCAACGTTAATCTGAGTTGGCATACCGTCATTGAACGTACTAAAGTTACCATTCGGTGTATAGTTTACGCTCATGTCAGTTAGAACACAAGAAGTATGTCTATGAAGATTTAGGTTTTCTCTACCGCCCTGATAATAAGTAATATCAAATTCAGAAGGATACAAGTACAAGAAGTTACGATCATCTTTCATCTCAGGGTGCATGTGATACTTGAATTGTTTGATAATATTCTGAACGTTTCTTGCTTCTTCAGAAGAACGAGGGAAGAACTGATATTCAAAGGTAAATGTTCTGAAGTCTACACCTTTGAAGACTTGTTCTTTCTTAGGATTGGCAGCAAGACCGGTCGCGGCAGAAACAGCACCAGAACCTACTCCGTTTGATAGGTAAATGTTAGCACCAGCAGAACCAAGAGTATCAGCAACACTTTCTAAGTTACCTTGTTCACCAAAATTTTGAATAGCGTTAATAAGACCAGCACTAATACCTTGAGTCATAGCAAAGGCGGCAGTATCTTCGTCCGACCACTGAGACGAGTAACGAACTTGAAGTTGGTTTGGTACGTGCATGGCTATTGCAGTTTTTAGTCGTTTAGTTTGACGACTAGCAGATGGAGCCACGGCAGCAGTAACACCTGCACCGATCGTGTTAGTTCCTGCAGCAGTTGCAGCAGTGGCAGCACTAGTAAGACTAAGACCACCAGCAGCAATCGCACCAACTGCAGACTGAGCAGCAATCGCTCCAGTAAGTTCAGTTGTGTTAAGACCCAAAGCGACCAACTGACCTCTATCGCGATTAAGTAATGCCTCATCTTCAACACTCAAAGTTTCAACAGGGTTGCCGTTAACATCTAGATTACCAAGACCACCATTTAAAGAGGAGTCATTAACAATATTAACATAGAAAATTACGTAGTTGCCACCATACACTCCCTGATTAGCATGAAGATCAGAGGGATACATGTAGTTGTTAATTTTGTATTGATTATTATCAAATCCTTCTGCATCACCACGTGGGTTATACATGTTAATACCAGAAAGATCTGGTGCGTCGGCATTGTCAAAAGCGAATTCTGCTTCTTGTTCCGCAAGCATTCGCTGTTGTTCTGTTATATCTGCCATGCTTATTCCTAAATATTAAAAGTTGAGTCTATCTAAGGTTATTTATGTTTCACAAGAGGAAGTACAAACCGTTACACCCTAAAAAATATAGTGGCGACCCCACGAATATCATTATGAGAAGTTCGTGGGAAACACAATTTGCAAGTTGGTGTGACCGAAATCCTAATGTTATCAAATGGAATTCTGAAGAAACAGTAGTTCCATACAGATGCCCAACTGACAATCGGATTCATCGCTATTTTATCGACTTCAAAATACAAGTTCAGTCCAAAAATGGACCAAAAACATATTTAATTGAAGTCAAACCGCACAAGCAAACCAGTGCACCTACTTTTCCAGGTAAACGTACTAAAAGATATTTAGTTGAATCTGCAACCTATGTTAAAAACCAAGCTAAATGGAAAGCAGCATCCGAATGGGCTAAAGACCGTGGATGGGAGTTCAAAATAATCACTGAATACGATCTGGGCATCTCCGTAGCGAAGCCTAAATAATTAAATGGCTACTAATAGATCAATACTAGACGTTTTCGAACGTAATAAGTACAACCTCGAAGAAATTTCTCAAAAAAGTAGAGGGTGGTTGGAAACAGAAGTAAGAACATTACGACGTCAACAACCGATTCCTAATCGGATCCTCAAAGGTGACCCGAGTAACATTGTCACGAGGATATTTCCTGGAAGAATGTACTTGTTTCTGTATGATCCGAAGGGAAAAGAAACTCTGCCATATTATGACAAGTTTCCGATGGTAATCCCATGGAGAAGAACTCCTGGAGGTTTCATTGGTCTTAACTTACATTATTTACCGTACCTTTATCGTGTTCAGCTACTTGATCGTTTGATGGTGCTGAAAACAAATAGTAAAATGAATGAATCTACTCGTCTGAAGTACAGTTGGCAGTTGATTGATGGAGTTGCTCGATATCGAGCAGCAAAACCTTGCGTGAAACAGTATCTCTATGAGCACGTAAGATCACAGTTTAGAAGAATTCACGTAGACGACTGGGGAACTGCCTGTCTGCTACCTGTTGAAAGGTTTGAAAAGGTGCAGAAAGAACAAGTATTCCGGGATTCTGTTAAAAGGATGAGAAAATAATGCCAGACCAACTATCAATAAGTTCATTTATACAAAAGATCAAAAGCGATGGGTTGGCAAGAACTAATCGTTTTGCGGTAGAGTTTGGATTTCCTGCAGTTCTCGGTAATGGGGCAAACCCATATAAAGCAGACCCATATACAGCAGCATTGTTGTGTGAGAATATCCAACTTCCTGGGATAAACTTAAACACTATTCAGAATAGAACGTATGGTGAATTACGGGAGACTCCGTATGAAACCATGTACGACAATATCACTGCTACATTCTACGTAGATCGTGAAATGAAAATCAAACATCTGTTCGATTCGTGGTTGCTATCAATCCAAGGTTATGATACAGGTTCTCGTAGCTTTAAATACTACAACGATTATACCACTGATATGAAAATCTTTGTCAAAGATACTGCGAATAACACTTACTATGGGGTGACTATGTATGAGGTTTACCCTAAGACTATTGCAGCTGTCTCGCTAGATAACAATAGTAAAGAAATAATGAAAGTGCAGATTACATTTCAATATAAATACTGGACACCTTCTACTTTCACTCAGCGAACTGAGGAAAATTCTATTGGTGACCCATCATCACCGACGCCATGGCGAGAAGAATGGAATGATGTAAATGAGTGGCTCGGAAATCCGCTTCCAGGATTTAACACTCAAAACATAAAAAATTGGGACGTAGGCAAATTGCTTAAGTTCTAATAAATAAAGGTAGTTATAATGCGAATTGATGACAATTTATCGGATGTTTTTGATATGGATCCCATAGAAGAAGTAAAACAAGAATTAATACCTGAGGCAGAAACTCAACTGGCTATCGCAAAGTCTATCGAAGAAAGAATCGAACAAGACTATGACGACTCCAGATCAAATCTTAAAGAAATTCTGTATAAAGGTCAAGAAGCACTGAATGCTGCGCTTGAAGTAGCAAAACAGAGTGAGCATCCCCGTGCTTTTGAAGTTGTTGGTAATCTGGTCAAGCAATTGGCAGATGTAAACCAACAGTTGATGGATTTACATCAACAGAAAAAGAAACTTGACGAACCCAGTAAGGGTGAACAAGCGAAAGTTACAAATAACAATGCCATCTTTGTGGGTAGTACCGCAGAGTTGAGCAAGATGATCACCAAAATGAATAATGGAGATACATAATGGCTTTGCCTATTAATACAACCCCAACTTACACGGTAACGATCCCATCTACCAATCAACAGATCAGCTACCGCCCTTTCTTAGTAAAAGACCAAAAGAACCTACTAGTAGCACAACAAAGCGAAAATCAAAAAGTAATGGCTGACACTCTAAAGTCAGTTATTCAAAGTTGCATAGTGGGTGAAATCGATGTAAGCAAACTCGCTACATTTGATATTGAATACCTGTTCCTTCATATCCGTGGTAAATCTGTTGGCGAGGAAGTTCCACTTCTTCTCAAATGTGATGAAGATCATGGTGAAGATAACGAGAAAGCACAAATCAAATACACCGTTCGTGTAGATGATATCCAAGTTCATAAAGATCCAAATCATACGAATAAGTTCGAACTGTTCAATGATGTTGGTATCCAAATGAAGTATCCTAGTTTTGAGATGATTGACAAATTCCAAAACGCAAAACAAGACGATGCTTCAGTAATGTTTAATGTGATTGCTGACTGTATTGATTTCATTTATGATAGTAATGAAGTCTATTCTGCTCAAGACCAATCACCAGAAGAAATTTCTCAGTTCTTAGAGAACCTAACAACTGAACAGTTTGATAAAGTACAATCGTTCTTCGAATCCATGCCGAAGTTGACGCATGAAGTAGAGTACAATTGCCCAGTTTGTGGTAAACATCATAAAGTTCGCATTGAAGGTCTTCAAAGTTTTTTTTAATTTTGCTGTCTCATGAGTCTTTAGCTGGCTACTACAAAACTAATTTCGCCATGATGCAGCACCATAAATATAGTTTAGCCGAACTGGAAAATATGATTCCATTTGAGCGTGAAGTCTATACACATATGCTAGTACAGTTCTTAGAAGAAGAAAAGAAAAAGATAGAACAACAAAAGGCGAGCCATGGCTAACTTTCAAAATATACTTAGTAGTCAGACAGAAGAAAACGGGATGACCTCTGAAGAAAAGCAAGAGAACATCAAACGTTCGACCGCGCAGACTAAACTTCTTAAAAAGATTGAAGAAAACACTAGAGGATTAGGCGACGGAGATCCACGTGTAGTTCCTGATAGTGCTGAGACACCCATTAGATCCATTGGATTAATAGGTGTGATGTTTGCTGCATCGCTCGCAACAATGGTTGGTGCTATTCAAGGACATATCGCTGCTATCAAAATGTTTGGATCTAAGATGATCCCTTCCAGCGTGATTAAAAATCTTACTCAAAGCATGGATGCTACAAGTAAGTTCTTTTCTGATGGTGTAACCAAGGTGAAGAACTTTGTTAAGGGTATCATGGATGGCTTCATCAAGATGTTCAAAAGCGATGGTCTTGGTAAAATGTCTCAAATGCTCATACGTGGTATTGACGCAATTAAAGACTTTTTCAAACCAATAACCGAAGCAATGCAATACGTTAAGACTGGAGGTGGGTTCATCTCTAATCTAATGAAAACTGTACGAGGTGGTATCACTTCATTCATGGATTTCTTTGGTCGTATTGGTAACTTCTTTGGGTCATTCAGTAAAGTGTTTGCTGGTTTCGCAGTAGTCGCTAAAAAGATCTTTCTCCCTCTAACAATAATTATGACTCTCTGGGATACAGTAAAAGGTACTTTTGCTGGGTTTGAAGAGGACGGTATCGTTGGCGCACTGACTGGTGCTGTTAAGGGATTCATAAACTCACTTATCATGGCTCCGCTTGATATGCTTAAGAGCGCAGTCTCTTGGATCGGTGGCGCGTTTGGTTTCGAGCAAGCTGAGGCGTATCTCGATTCATTCAGTTTTGAGGAAATGTTCTCTGGATTGATGGGTGGTTTGACTGATGCTATCATGGCAATCCCTGAATACATCGGCGAGATGGTAGATTGGATTGGACAAAAGATCTCTGAGGCTATGAGTTTTGTGTCAAACGTATTTGACGAGTTTATTATCCAACCACTTAGTAACTTCGTAACAGAATACATCATTGATCCGATCACTAGCTCATTTGAAGGAATAGCAGGATTCTTCGTTAGAATTAAAGATCAACTTCAGATGTTCTTGACAGACTTTGGTATTCCTGCAGTTGAAATCGATCTACCGATGCTTGATCCATTTACAATTGGTCCATTCTTCCCATTTAGACCAGATGAAGGTACTGTAAGCGATTCAGGATCTACTAGTGTTGATTCTACTCCACGTGCTGCCCTTGTTAATGATTCTTTTGTAGAACTAGATACTACAGCTGGTAGATCTACAGCGTCGATCGGTGGTCAAGAATCTGAGATTGATAACTCTACATTTAGAACAATTAAAGCGAGAGCACAGGAAGGTAACTTCACACAGCT